CTTTTACCGTCCAGAAATACTAGCCAACAAATCGCTAAAGCCAGAGCAAGTTGACTCGCTTGTATATAATTCTGCCAGCATATCTGTTGATGGTGTGAGTAGAAAACTGACAGAGGGTGACCTGAGCAACGTGCCAGAAATGTTGCGCCGTCTGGATACTGCTGAAGCATTGCTGACACAGGATCTAAATGGTCGTGGCAGTCTGCAAAACAACGTAGACTCAAGCCTTGCATCGAACACAAGCACGACGCTCAACGCGATTTCAAGAGCTAGATACGAGATCAACAAGAAGATCAACGAAACCGCAAAGTTTAGTGTGGGCGTAAAGCAACTTCAGAGCGGCACCTTCCGTGCGGATATGTTTACGCCTAGTGACGCCAGTAAAATGGTTGCAGCAACTATTTCTTTGCTTGATCAACAAGCCGTTGACTCAAATCAAAACTCTATGAGCATGAAGTTTTCCATGCTTGAGAAGAACAACGTGGTTCACGAGGTCTATAAAAACCAACTGGGCAAGGCCAGTTCATTGGGACGTAGCGGCGTGCTAGAGGCTGGCACCGCAGACTTTGAGACTGTGCAGCGTGGCCTCAACTTTTACAACGCAATGAAGCGATATCCTGCTGTGTTGCAGAACCACACTACAAAGGAAGATCGCACGTTTTTCGAGGCCATCAATTCTAGGCTTGGGTTTGAAACGCTTGAAAGCGCAATGGTGAATGTGTCCAGAGCGGCTTTTAAGGGCGTGAATATTACTGGCGTTACCACCAAGAAGATTGAGCAAGCCGCCGCAGATGTTATGGACAGTGCGTCACCTGGCTTTATCGGCTCTATGTTCGTTGATGGCCCCACAGAAGTGCAAAACGGCCCTGACATCCAGACTTTGCTGGAAAAGAGGGTTAAAGATTATGTAAAGCTGAGCGTCAACGTGGATGAAGCTATTGAACTTGCCAAGAAAGACATAGCTGAAACACATGTCTTTGTGCGCGGCATACTTACGCGCAAAGAAGCAAACACACCTCCAAACATCAATCAGCTTGCCAACCTTGCTGTTGAACAGGCTTTGCGGTTCCGTGACGAACAGAAGATTGGTGTGCCAATTATTTCGGATGATGACTTGGAAGCCGATGATCTGTCTTTGGTAGAGGTGCCTAGTCCTGGCTCTGGAGTTTGGGCGTTGATGTCATTGGGCGGCGTAAATGTGCCGGCAGTTATGATGACACAAGACGGAGACCAGTTTGCGATTGATGAGAAACGCACGGTAACGACAACAGATGTGGTCGGCATGATTACTTGGACGACTAGAGAGCTTGAGAAACTGGCAAGCGTAGATCAAGGGCTTGCTGATGAAGTTCGTAGGAACGAAATCAACCAAGAAATTAAAGATACTGACGCTAACATAGCTGCGGGCGTAATAACTCAACAACAGATGGCTCTCGCAAAGCCATACATGTTTGGTGATGTCGTAACTATCATGCCATCAGATGTAGCGGCTGCTGAAGCTGTGATTGCAGAGCAAACAGAAGACGCCAAAGGTGAGCGGATTATTCGTGAGCTTCTTGAAATAACAGGGGAAGCAGCGCCTATGCCGACAATCTCAGCACAGGTGCCATAATGAGCCTAATTTACAACAATCCTGGGAACATTCGGCCTGGTCAGGATTATGCTGGAGAAACTGGCGAGTTTTACACCGCGTCTGATGGTTCTAAGTATGTTGTGTTTGATAGCCCAGAAATGGGCTTGAGGGCTTTGTTCATTGATCTGCGGTCAAAGATTACACAATTCAACGGTGACATTGACCAGATCGTCAATAAATACGCACCGCCTACAGACAACAACCCGACTACTAGATATGCTAGTTTTGTCAAAGGCAAGATGGGCAAGGATGTAGTCACTGAGGCTGATCTGCCGGATCTTGTGTCGGCGTTTGTCAGCTTTGAGAATAAGAAATCTGTAGCCAGCCAGTATCTCAAGCCTAACCTGTTGAAAACGGCGCAGAAACTGTCTGCTGTTAGTATGCCAAAAGAAACTCGGCTTGCTGACGCTATGCAGCAAGTGGGTTTGGATCAACCTGCGGCACCATCTGAGTTCAGCGTAGAGGAAGCAGCGGCGGCTCAGTTCAGAAGCAGAGATGACCTGCCCACCGGACAGGAGTTTCCTGGCTCACCGCAGCCGTTAGAAAGCACGCCAAGTGTAGTACCGCCAGAACCTGATGCGCGTGCAGCGCGTGTACAACGTCTGATTGACGCGGCCCAAGAAGACGATACAGATCTTGCGATCTTGGAAGAGCGGCAGCAGCCGGCTGTAGTACAAGACAGTCCTGTGTCTGACATTGCTTTGCAAGCAAGCATGATACAAGAGCCGCAGCAATCTGAGTTGCGGTTTGATGAGTCTGGCTTAGATCGCGATCTCATAGAAGACAGGCAGAAGCCGGCAGTGGCTGGAAATGTGGTGCAAGATGACTCTGGCATTGTGGTAACCGCGCGTGGCCCAGAAACAGATGAGCCGAGCCTAGATATACAGCCGCCAGAAGCTGTGCAGCCACAAGTTGCAGAGCCACAAGCAGCACCGCTGGCACGCGCACCGATACAGCCAGAAACGGCTGAGACGCGCATTTTGCGGCAGCGTGCAGAAAAACAAGCTAGAGAAGATGTGACTTTTGGAGATGCCGCTAAGGCTGCGTTTGCAGAAGAAAACATCATGTCTTGGGTGTACAGAAACGCCGAAGAATTTACGCCTGACCCAGACTTTAAGTTAGAGAAAGACGCTTACGACAAGCTGGTCAAAGACATCCCCGAAGAGTATCGGGACTTTTTGTTTGAGGCCACCAGCCTTGCGCACGCAGAAGCCCTGCGTGAACAAGTGTTAATCTCTATGGAAAACGAAGAGATTTTGCAGCAATACGGATGGTCAGGTGTTGGTCTGCGTGTTGTAGCAACTATGCTTGATCCAGCAGCTATTGGCGTAACAGTTTTGACAGAAGGTGTCGCGGCACCGCTTATCTGGGGCAACAAAGCTACGCGGCTTTCTAGGGCGTTTCGCGGTGCTTTTGGTGGTGCAGTAAGCACAGGTGCCATAGAGGCGTATCTGGTGTCTCAGAACGCCGTTAAAGACCCATATGACATCCTTTATGGAATGGCCGGTGGCTTGGTGCTGGGTGGCGGCATCGGTGCGGCGCTTGGCAAAAGCCAGAAAGAGTTTAACGCTGCTTTATCGGTAGTGGATGCGTCAGCCAGACAGGCACAGGTTGCTGATATTGGTGCTGTTGTGCAGCGTCGTATCGCGGAGCAACAGACTGCGATCCCAAGGGCTGCTTTTGACACATTCGACACTGGCGTTGGCGCGATGCAGAACCCTATGTCGATTTCGGTGCAGATCCCAGACCTTTCCACGCGCACAGATGACTTCTTGAATGAAATCGGTGAACCGGCTTTTGCGTCTATGGCAACAATGGCTGGTGGGCGTATTCCGTTACGCTTTGACATATCAGGTCAGTTGAAAGCAGACGAACTAAACTCCATGCGTCAGGCGGGACATCTACTTGCTGAAGATGCCGTAGGCTTCAACCAGCAGGGTGAGCTTATGCAGTCTACAGCGGACATCCTCAAGACAAACGCTATGAAAGCTGGCTATGCAAAATATTACCAAGTGTATCGCCCTGCGTTTAATGAGTGGGCAGAGTCAGAGGGCATTGGCTATCTGAGGCGACAGTTCGGCAGTACCCGCGCACAGTTTGGTGAGCTTGTTGCTGACGCTATCGAAAATCCAGGCTTGCAGCACCACCCACAGGTGGTTAGGGCAGCAACACGGCAAGCAGAATTGTTCCGTGACGTTTTGCGCAGAGCCAAGGCGGCTGGCGTCAAAGGTTTCGACGACATTCCAGAAGATTTGACGTACTTCACCCACCTTTGGAGTCCGTACAAAGTGCGGGTCATGGTGGAAAACGGTGAAGATAAAGTCGTTGATTTGCTAAAAACATCTCTTGTCAGAGGCACAGAGGGTTTGGACGAAGACCTAGCTGGCGAAATTGCTACAAGAATGGTTAAGAAACTGCGCAACGCACAAGCAGGTTTGGACTCTGGGCTGGCTAGAGTGTTTACTGCTGATCAGAAAGACACCTTGCGCGACATTCTGATTGAAGAAGATATACTTGATGCGGACGCCGCTGACAGGCTGGTGTCACTGTTTGACAGACCGCGCACAGGTTTGCCATCACGCGCCAAACAAAGACTTAAAGTAGATATTAACGCTGAAATTCCTTTAGAAAATGGCAACATACTGCGTGTCAAAGACCTTATGGATCGTGACGCTGAACAGGTGTTTAGTTCATACCTTACGCAGATGGAAGGCCGCATCGCGCTTGCCCAAAAAGGCATTAGGTCAGAGGCCGACTACAATGCGTTAGTTAAGGCCATTAAAGACGAGGCTGACACAAGATATGGCGCTGATGCAAAGGACAAAATCAAAGGCAACTTAGAAAACATAGACGTTTTGTACAACATGATCCTTGGCAGATCATCGCCGTTGGTCACTGATCCAAGCGCAACGTCAGCACGGTTGGCGCGTCTGTTCCAAGATTACAACTTTATCAGATTGATGAACCAGGTCGGTTTTGCGCAGGTTGCCGAGCTTGGTAACGCGCTGTCTATCGGCGGCGTGCGTGGCTTGATGCAGGTTGTGCCTGAGTTTCGGTCTATGGTGAAGCGTGCCAAAAGCGGTGAGCTTGAAGATGCAGTGGCTAGAGATCTTGAGGCGTTTGCCGGCATCGGTGCTGACCGTCTCATTCATCAAGCTATGAACCGCTATGATGCTCAAGATATGTTTGTCATGGGCCGTGGCGATTTCATCGACAAAGCATCATTCGGCATACAGCCTATCAAGCGTATCGTTGCCGACATCTCTGGCATGGCACCAGTAACGCTTGCGTTGGAGCGTGCAGCAGGACGTATGGCTGTGCAGACAATAGTCGATGCGTCGTTCAAAGGTGGTTTTAGCAAGGCTTTGCAGCGTCGCATGACAGGCATGGGCGTTGATGAGGCTATGGCTAAAAAGATTTTCGATCAGATCAAAGAACATGCTGTCACGGTGCCATCGTCCATGTTCCGCAATCGCAAGGTCAAAGCGATCAATATGGGGCAGTGGACTGACGAGGAAGCTAGGGATGCTTTCATCGTAGCTGTGTCGCGTTGGACAAGACGCAGCATCCAACAAAACGATCTTGGCAACCTCAACAGGTACATGACTACCACTATGGGCAAAATGATTACGCAATTCCGTACATTTATGCTGGTGTCACATGCCAAACAAACCTTGCACAATCTCAAAGCAAACGACATGCGTGCCTATTCAGCAATGATGACATCTGTGTTTTTTGCAGGTTCTGCCTACGTTGCGCAAACTTCACTCAATGCGCAGTTCCGTGAAGACAAGCGGGAGTTTTTGGACGAGCGTTTGAGCATGAAAAACATTGGTCTGTCTGCGTTCCAACGTAGTTCTTGGGCTGCGCTTATACCTGGCCTCGTAGATAGCGCGTCAGCATTTTACACAGAAGATCCTGTGTTTGCGTATGGTCGGTCATCTGGTTTGGCAACAAACTTCCTCACAGGCATACCGATGATTGATTTGGCGCAAAAGGCACACACTGTTGCGTCTGGTGCCAGTAGGGCCATCATCAACCCAGACTACCAATGGTCACAGGGGCAGCAGCGTGCGCTTAACTCAATCCTGCCGTTGCAAAATGCCATTGGCATCAAGAACGCTATGAACAAACTCGTGGATATACAACCGCGCTATGACAACCTAGATTGACGCATCTTTCGGTAATCAGTGTTTTCTGGTACATTTAGCCAAACTGGAGCAAAGACATGACGGTTAGCAGCACCACTACCAAGAACAGCTATTCTGGCAATGGTTCTAATGACACCTTTGCTTACGGCTTCAAGATATTCGATGATGACGATATCACGGTTATCAT